GTCCTTTTGCTAATAAAAATAGATTTGATGGTAGACCTATGTTAGGCTTACCACCTTTTTCTAAAAAGTAATAGATTTTAATTTTATTTATATTTTGTTATATTGTGTATATAATAAATAATTATGCCATTAACTCAATTAAATTTTCAACCTGGAATAGACACTGAAAACACGGCAACAGGTGCAGAAGGTAAATGGATTGACTGTGATAAAGTAAGATTTCGTAAAGGACTTCCTCAAAAAATAGGTGGTTGGACTAGATTTAGTGAAGACTATTATGTAGGAGTTGGAAGAAGTTTAGAACAATGGTATTCTTTAAATGGTTCTCGTTATGAAGCTATAGGAACTGATAGAAAAGTATATGTTTATGCTTCGGGAACTAATCAAGATATTACTCCTATAAGAGAAACAGCTTCTCTTGTTAATGCTATTACTACTACAAATACAAGTAATGTTGTAACTATTTCAGATACAAGTCATGGGGCTTTATTAGGTGACTTTGTCACACTAAGTAGTGTAAGTACTGACGTTGGAGGAATTCCTGCAGCTACACTAGATGGTGAATATGAAATTTTAAGTATATCAAATGTTAATGCTTATACTATTCAAAGTAGTGCAACAGCAACTTCTTCAGTAGGGCCTACTGCAAATTGTACTGCTACCTATCAATTAAATATAGGTCCATCTATACAAACTTTTGGATATGGTTGGGGTGCTTCTACTTGGGGTGCTTCTACTTGGGGAACACCTAGATCAACATCTAGTGTAATCCTTGATGCACGGTTATGGACTATTAATAATTGGGGGTGAAGATTTAGTAATAACACAAAAAAGATGGTGGAACTTATGAGTGGGATTTATCATTAGGAATGTCTACTAATAGAGCTACAGCTATCGCTAATGCTCCTACTACTTCTACACTATCTTTAGTATCTACAGAAACTAGACACGTTATATGTATGGGAACAGAGACATCTATTGCAAATACAGCAACTCAAGATAAAATGTTTATTCGTTGGTCTGATCAAGAAAATTATAATTACTGGACACCTAATGTAACTAACTCTGCGGGATCTCAAAGAATAGCTGGTGGAAGTGAAATAAGATGTGCTCGACCAGCTAAAGGAACTATATTAGTATGGACAGATACTACAATGCAATCAATGTCTTTTATAGGACCTCCTTTTATATTTGGCTTTAGACAACTAGGAAACGACTGTGGAGCTGTAGGTCTTAACTCTGCGATAGTAATAGATGATGTAGCTTACTGGATGTCAGATGGACAATTCTTTAGATATGCGGGATCAGTTCAAGAAATACCTTGTCCTATATTAAATCATGTATTTGATAATATTAATAAAGTTCAATATTCTCAAGTCTATGCTGCTCAAAATTCTAACTTCTCTGAAGTAATATGGTATTATTGTTCTAGTGCCTCTGATCAATGTGATCGTTATGTAATTTATAATTATTTAGAAAACTCTTGGTATTTTGGAACGATGGATAGAAGTACTTATCAAGATAATGGAGTTGAATTTAATCCTTTAGCTACAGAATATTTAGCTAATTCTAATGCAACTTCTTTTAGTACAATTAATGGAGTAACTCAAGGAAGAAGTTTAATCTACGCTCAAGAATCAGGAGTGAATGCTGATGGGGCTGCTTTATCAGCTTATATTCAATCAGGTGATGGAGATATTGCTGATGGTGAAACTTTTAGCTTTATTAATAAAGTTATACCTGATTTTCAAGATCAAACTGGAAATACTGTCATTACTTTAAGTGTTAAAGACTATCCTAATGATTCAGCAACAGTAGGAGAAACTTTGACAGTAAATAACACAACTAGGTTCGTTAATACACGTATTCGTGGTAGACAATCTAATATTAAAATACTAAAACAATGATATCGGAGATAATTGGAGATTTGGTACTTTAAGAGTAAACATAAAACAAGATGGAAAAAGATAAATATACTATAAGACCAGCTCGAATATCTGATGCTGTTCGTATAAGAGAACTACTTAAAACGTGGCTTACAGAGGCTCCATTTAACTTTGGAAACACTAATAATACTAAAGCTTTAGAGAATATAGTATTTTACATTAAGAATAGTTTTGTTATAGTAGTAGAATATGAAAATATTATTATAGGAACATTAGCTGCTACAGTTGATGAGACATGGTATAGTGACAAAAAGTTCATGAGAACTTTATGGTTACATGTGAATCCTAAACATAGAAACTTTAGGATATTTCGTTCTATAATGATAGTTTTTAAAGAATACGCACTAGCAAATAAAGTAACTGCGATATGCGAAATCTTTCAAGGTAAAGACGTTGAAAGAAAAGATAAGGCTTTTATTAAATTAGGATTTAAAGTTATCGGAGGAACTTATATAGTCAATGGGTAGTATTTTCAAACCAAGTGTTACAACAGTACAGGCACCATCGCAGTCATCGACTAGCTATGACATTCCTGCTTACTTTAAAGAAATTCAAGAAGATACTTTAAGACGAGGTCAAACTGAGTTTAGTAAACCTTATCAAGCTTTTCAAGGTCAACGTATAGCTCAACTTGATCCTTACGAAGTTCAAGCAGGTAATATATATCAAAATCAAATAGTACCTCAAGCAGGACAACTTGCTGCAATAGGTAATCAAACTTATGACACTGCTACAGCTCAAACTTATGCTAATCCTTATGAAGACCAAGTTGTTTCAGGAGCTTTAGGAGATTTAAGAGAAGCTTACGGTCAAACTCAAAAATCAATGAACGCATCTGCAATTGGTGCAGGAGCTTTTGGTGGATCAAGACAAGGTATACAAAATGTTTTAGGAGCAGAAAGATTTATAGATAGTGCAGGAGATACATCAGCTAGATTAAGACAAGCTGGTTTTGAATCAGGTGCTAATAGATTTATGCAAGATAGAGCAACACAACTAGGTGCAGCACAAAGTCAAATAAATGCTTTAGGACAAACTTCAGCAGGACTTGCTGGATTTGGAGCGCAAGCTCGTGGTATAGAACAAGCTGGACTTGCAGAAGGATATCGTGACTTTATAGAAGAAAGAGAATATGGTGCTGGACAAGTTAAACAAATGATTGGTGCTTTATCAGGTGCTCCTATAAGAAGTTATGGAGAAGAAAGATCAGGATCAGTTGGAACACCAGTAGCTGGACCAAGTACCTTTGGTCAAGTTGCAGGAGCATTCACAGCTTATAACTCTGACATAAGATTAAAAGATGATATTAATTTAATTGGTAAATCTCCATCAGGAATTAACATTTACACATTTAAGTATAAAGGCGATGATAAAAAATACCAAGGTGTTATGGCTCATCAAGTTCCTCATGCTTCTATTGTTAATGATGAAGGTTATCTAATGGTAGATTACAATAAACTCGATGTAGAGTTTAAGGAGATATAATGGCTTTAGAATTTGCACAAACAGATGAAGGTCCTCAAAAATTATCTTTTAGTAAAGATCAAGAAAGTAAATTTACTGAATCGGATAAAGCAGAACTAAAATCTATGAGAGATAAAGGTTATCTTACTTCTAAAGAATCCGAAATGGATATTAAAAAGTATTCAGGTCCAGAAACTTATATTGGAGAAGATGGTAAAGAATATTTAACACCGGGTATAAAACAAGATGAAGAAGTAGTTAATGAACAAGAAGTAATTAAAACTAAAGATGGTAAGTTTTCTATTGATATAATGGGAGCTTTATCTAATGTAGGAAATGTTGCAGGATCTGCTTTATCTAGTATAGGAGATTCCGCATCCGCTTTGTTCAAGGTGTAGGATCAATCTTCTGCGATAGCAGAAGCTGTTCCTAATAAATAGAAGAATTGCCTCTGATCCTACAAGAAAGAATTTATGAGAGGTCTAGAATTATAAATGCTTCTTCTGGTATAAACCTATAGGTCAAGCTACGTCAACTTTTGGAGCTATTAGTGAAGGATTACTTAAAGCTGAAAAGGATTCATTGCTACAGATTT